TTTCAGATGGTGGACCAGAAGATTGGCGATGACTTGTTTGATGCGACGTGCGCGGCGGTGTATGCCTTGCTGACGCGCGGGCTGGCCGATGCGCCGGCAGTGATCCAGCAGCGCAAGGCGAGCCGCGAGAGTTTGCTGGGCGGCGGTGTGACGATGTTGAATTGAGAGGGACAAGACAATGAACTATTTGCGCACCCTGGCCAGCACGGCCATTGCCCCACTGGCGACCAAGTGGGCGGCGCTGTTTCCGTCACAGGGCCGCATGGCCCGTGAGCAGGGCGACCGCCAGCCCAGCGATGCGGCGATGTTGCGGGCTATGAAAAACGCCATGTTTGTGGACCATGAGCGCCGCGCCCTGGTGGAGCTGATGCGCACCATGGACCGCACCGACGGGCGGGTGAAGATGGTGCACGGCCGCACGGCCAGCGACGTGATTCGCGGCGGGCTGGTGATGCAAACCGCCAGTGAGGTGCTGGCCGAAGAATGGGAACGCTTTGCCGCCCGCCTGCAGCTCAACAACTGGGAAAAACTAAAAAGCGACACCCGGGGCCTGGTGATTGAGGGCAACCTGCCGCTGCAACTGGTGTTGGACGATGGTGCCAACGTGGTGGCCGCGGTGCGCATGCCCAGCGAAACCCTGGTGCCCATGGTGGACATGGGTGGGCGCTTTACCAGCCCGGCCAACGCCTTCGAGCAGCGTGACGTGATGACCGGCAAGGTGCTGGCCCGCTTTGCCGCCTGGCAGATGGCGCTGGGCAGGCTTGACCCGGATAACTGGGACGACCTCGGGTCAATGGGCCGCCCCATGCTGGACGGCTGCGCCAGTGTGTGGCGCAAGCTGGTGATGACCGAAGAAGATCTGGTGATACGCCGGCGAGTGCGCGCGCCGCTGCGCCTGGCGCACATTCTGGAAGGTGCAGACGACATCGCACTGAGCGCCTACCGGCAAAGCACCGAGGGCGAAAAGGGCGAGATCACCACCGACTTTTACCTGAACCGCAAAGGCGGCGTGCAGGCCATTCAGGGCGACGCCACGCTGGGCGACATTGGCGACGTGGCGCATTTGCTGAGCACCTTCTTTGCCGGCAGTCCCGCGCCCAAGGCTTTGTTTGGCTACACCGACGGCGTGGCGCGTGATGTGCTGGAAGACATGAAGCGCCAGTATTACGACTACGTGGACGGCCTGCAGGACGCGCAAGGCGGGGTGTATGCGTTTGCGTTTCGCATCCACTTGCTGCTGAAAGGCATTGACCCCGGGCCGGACGAGTTTTATTTGCGGTTCAAGACCCGGCGCACCGAGAGCGCGAACCAAGTGGCCGACCTGGCGCTGAAGTGGATGGCGCTGGGCCTTCCGGATGAATGGATTCAGAGCGAGATGGGCCTGGACCCGCAAAAAATCAGGGCGATGAAGCTCAAGCAAGCCAACAGCACCGACCCCTACCCCAACCCCTTGAAGATTGGCGCGGACGGCCAGCCGCAGGGCGGTGGGGGAACGTCGAACGTGAGCGTGACGCCGGGCAACGCCCGCAAGGGTGAGAGCGGCACACAGGTAAGCCTGCCGGGGAGCAATGGCGGGCGGGGTAGGGCATGAACACCGCCGCCACCCGTGCCGCCATCAAGCGGGCCAGCCAGCAGGCGCGCAACGCCATGTTTGAGCTCGACCTGAATTCGGTCGACGCGCTGCTGACGCTGTACACCAACGCCGCGCAAGAAATTGCGCAAGCCATCCGCCGCAATGTGGATGCCGCCGACATGGTGCCGATGAGCCAGCTCAAAACCCTGTTGCGCCAGGTTGAAGACATTGTGGACAGCCTGGGCGGCCAGCGTGACGAGCTGCTGACCTCTGGCCTGGAAGCCGCTGCCGAGCTGGGCGTGCGACCGTACACCCTGGGCGGCGTGCTGGCCACGGGCCGCAGTGCGCAGGCGGTGCTGACCAGTGCAGCCGCCATGCGCATCAGCACTGAGGCGGTGGCCTTTGTGCAGAGCTTTACCGCGGCTGACGGCTTGCGCCTGAGCGACCGCATTTGGCGGCTGAACCAGGGCGCCAAAGAGGTGCTGACCCGTGCCATAGGCCGGGCCGTGGTGAGCGGGTGGGACGCCTCCAAAGCTGCGGCGCAGATGATGTACAGCGGCCAGCCGGTGCCAGCGGATGTGCGTGCGCGCCTGACCGGCGGCAAGGCCAGCGCGCTGGTGCGCCAGGCTGACTTGCTGGTGGGCGAGGGCGGCGAGGTGTGGAAGGCCGACCGGGTTTTTCGGACCGAGATCAACCGGGCGCATGGCACGGCCTACATGCAGGGCGCGGAGCAAACGCCGGGGTTTGGGGGGTTCAGGTTTCTTTTAAGTCCGAGACATTGGAAAAAAGATATTTGTGACCTCCTGGCCGAACAAAATCTCTATGGTTTGGGTAAAGGCGTGTATCCGACAGCCAAAGAATGCCCGTGGCCCGCGCATCCAAACACCATTAGTTTTGTCGAGATGGTGTTTGAAGACGAAATCACCGACGCCGATCGGGCGGGCAAGGAAACGATAACCGACGCCATGGGCCGACTGAGCCCAGAGCAACGCGCCGGGGTGCTGGGCATTGAAAAGGCCGAGTTGTACGACGCTGGCAAGGTGAAGCCCTGGATGATTCGCAGCCCTTTGCATGCGGTGAAGGAACGATTGGCGAGGACGGGGCAAGGGTGACACACCATGAGCTACTTTGAAGCCGCGCTGGATCTGCACAAGGAAAAGTTTGAACCCTTTCGGGCGCTGGTGGTGGTGGACGACAAGGCCTTGCGCCGCTATGTGATGAGTTGGGGGCCTGCGCTGGTGCGCCGCCATGATGATTACCCGCTGGACAATGACATGGGCACGCTGTGGGCTTGCGTTACGGTAAATTTTCAGGCGCTGGCCGACCTGACCGGCCACAGCTTGCCCCAGGTGAACAGCTACTTCAGGCCGGCGCAGGGCCTGCAATTGATCTACCCGGATGGCACGGTGCCCGCTGCGGTGGTAAAGCTGCTGCGCAAGAAGCTGAACGAAATTACCTGAGCTTTGGTGCCTTTGCCCGGCACCTGTGGGCCCCTACGGGCGCCCGAGAGGGGGTAAAACTTAACATAACGCTGACTTGCCCGCCTCACTCTTCCTGGCCAATTTCAAACCGCATGGGGGTGCCCTTGGGGATGATGGTTTTGCCCTTGTTAAGCATTTCCAGAAACTCATGAAACGTGGTTTTTGAGGTGAGCTGCGCATGAAAGATGGTGCCGCCATTGGCCTGTGCCACCAACACCAGCCGTATCAGTGCATCTGACTCGCTACCGCCACGCGCCTTCATTTCAGCTTTGACCGCTTGTTCTACCAAGCTCGGCAAGGCTGACGCATTGACTTCGAATGAGGCTTGCAGTCGGGCAACGATTTCGGCTGTCAATGTCCTATTCCACCGAGACGAGGCGTTGACAAGCGACTCCTTTAATTCCGGTGGTATTCGAAGGTTGATTTGCGGTTCGTTTCTTGCCATAAGAAGATTATTGCACTACTGTGCTTGCATTCATCAAAGCACCGTGCTACATTAAGCACCGTGCTTCACACAAAGAAAGGAACCCCGATGGCACGTAGCGACACACAAACTAACTTGCGATTGAAAAAGGAGATGAAAGACTGGCTCCGAGAACTGGCTAAGACGAATAGACGCAGTCTTACCAGCGAAATCAATGTGATTCTTGAAGATCACCAGCGTCGTCAACAGCAACCAAAGGAAACGGCCCATGCCACCTAAGCCCACAAAAAGAAAAACCCCGGCTGCGCGAACAGTCGGGGTTCCGAGTGTCCAGTCCCAATCAACCAATGAAAGAAGTGAACCCATGAATTCTATCGTTTTACAAGCCGCAGTGGAACTGCAAAAAACCAAACTGGCACAGTTGATCCCTGTGTTATTTGGTGAAGATACCGTGATTTTGGTTGAGCATAATGCTCACCCCTACGTGGTCATGAAGCCCTTGGTAGTCTCTTTGGGACTCGACTGGCCCAGCCAGTACAGCAAATTGACCCAGAAATTCGGGTCATCCATTGTGGAAATTGCAACAGTTGCCGACGATGGGAAGCTGCGCAAGATGGTTTGTCTGTCGCTGCTTGATTTTCCGGGGTGGCTTCATTCCCTCAACCCTGGCAAAGTTCGGACGGAAGTGCGTGAGAAGGTTGTTTTGTATCAAGAGCAAAGCAATGCGGCGTTGTGGCAGTTTTGGACAGGCACTTATTTACCTCAGCACTCAGTAGAGAATGCCACGCTGTCACGCCTGCATATGTCGTATGAGCGAGAGCGCACCCGGATTTCCTTGTTGCTGGGTGATTGCGCCGAAATGGGTTTGGCGCAATCTCTTTATGACACCTATGTGCGCCTATCCAATCAGATCGGCGCACTGGTCGTGCCGCTGGCACAGTTGGCGCCCGGTGCGCAGCAGAAGCGCCTGGCGTTTGGAGGCAGTGCGGCATGAGCGCCACCAATGACAAGGCGGCATTCAACGAAGCCGCTGAAAATTTTGTACAGCTGTTTGATCGTGGCGAATACGGTTCATCTGCGGGTAAGCACGCCTTCATGACCATGATGCGCTCAGCACCTAAGCGGATACGCCAGTTTTTTGCCCGCGCCGCTGATCACAGCGTGATTTGCCCAATGAAGGTGACGCGCCCTCCAGCTGGGCAAACCTATTGGGAGTGGGTTTATTCAATGAGCGACTTCCTTGAACGATTGCACGCGGCAACTGACGAACACAGCTTTGATCTGATGCTGGGGCTTTTCCTTGATGCCTGTGATGTTGAGAATGAAATTCAGAGCGGATCTGAAAATTTGACGACGGCGTTTTATGAGACGGCGGGCGCCTACTTTGCCTTGAAGTCAAAAGGGTTTGACAATGTGTTGGTGGCGCTTCGCGCCCGAACGAACATGATGCGGCATGTGCCGCTCAACGTGGAACTGGAGCTTGGTGAAGTTGGAAAGCGCACATTCCTGAACAAGGAAGATGAGTACGAAGCCGAGGATGATGTCATGCGCGCGGGTTGGCTTGAGACTGTCGAAGACATCAGGGCGCGCTTGTTGACTTGTAAAAACGAAGATGTCGCGCTAGAGCTGTACCTCATTCTGCAAGACTCCAATCGAATAATTGGGGTGGAGACCGAGCCGTTTGGGGAATGCGCGCCGCTGATTGGCCCGGCCATTGCCGCTGCCACTACAAGGAGCCGTGATTTGCTTAACAAGATCATGGGCAAAGGCACTTCATCATGAGCGCATCCACAACCAACCCCAACGCCTTAACCTTGGATGAAGACGACACCGAGGCCGAGTTTGTGTTAATCGACGCTGAGTCCGCTTACCACGGTGTCAGTGCCCTGGTTGAAATTCTTGGCGCATGCAAGCCGGGGCAACAGATCACGGGCATCTTTGTGCATAGCCTGCTGGTCGATGTGCGTATGCACCTGGAGGCCGTGGTGGGTGGCTTGCGTGTGCCGGTGGTGTCACGTACATTACAAGCCCGCGAATTGCAGTGAAATAATGCAGGTCCCAGCGCCTGAAAACCACACCCAAAGCGCCACCTGATCCGTGGCGCTTTTTCTTTTTCAATCTGCCAAAAAGCCCCCTTTTTTTGGCACCCTAAACCTCTGAAACTGTGCCCGACGGAATGGTCCGTTGAGGGGCACTTTTTGAAGCGTTCGATTCTTGCAATTTCGGCACGGCACTTTTGCGCTGGCCGAGGGCGCCACACAGACGTGGGTAACGCTGACCCGGACGGGCAGTTTTAACGACCCGCGTTATGGCAATTTTGCGATCACGCCTGACATGCTGGGGCAGATGGTGGCCAACTTTGATACACGCGTGCTGGGGCAGGACGTGTTTATTGATGTGAGCCACAAGCCCAGTGACGGTGCCGCTGGCAAGGTGTTGAAGTTGTCGGTGGAAGGTGGGCGCCTGCGGGCCCTGGTGGAGTGGACGCCTTTTGGCGTGGACGCCATCAAGCAGCGCGGCTTTACTTACCTGAGCGCCGAGTATCACGAGCAGTGGAAGGACAACGAAAAGCAACAGCCGCACGGCTGCGTTTTGCTTGGCGCTGGCCTGACGGTGCGCCCCGTGATCAAGAACCTTGACCCGGTGCAACTCTCTGATGACGACCACGCCGCTGGCGACCCTGTGCGCACGGCTATTTCCCCATCCCTTTTTAAAGAACTTACGGAGTTTTCCATGAACTATCTTGATCAATTGCGCGCCAAGTACAAGGCCATGGGCCTGTCTGATGAACTGTCTACCAAGTTGCTGGCTGAGGCCAAGAAGCAGTTTGACGAGGCATCCGCTGATGCGGTGAAGTGCTTGGCGCTGGTTGCGACCTGGGAGGCTGCTGGCCAGTCTGTTACCGATCAACTCAAGGCACTGGGCCAAGGCAATCCGGCCCAGCCTCAAAACGTGACGATTCAGCTTGCCGCGCCTGCCGGTGCGCCGGTTGATGTGAATGCCGCCGTGCAAAAGGCGCTGGCTGACCGTGACACCGCTGCCGCCGCCGCCGTGACCACGCTGGCCGCCAAGCACAAGCTGCTGAGCGACACCATTGCCGAGGGTGACAAGACGCTGACGCCCGAGGGTGTGAAGAAGTTTGCCGAGGACTACGCCCCGCTGGTGACAGCCGAGTCGACCGATGCACAAGTGAAGCACCTGGCGACATTGGCGGTGGCGCAGGCCAAGGCTTTGAGCGCCGCGCAAAAGCTGACCGGCCTGGGCTACAACCCGGCCAGCGGCACGGTGCATATCAGCGTGGACAGCTCCAACAGCATCAAGAGCCTGCAAGCCACGATTGACACCCGCCTGGGTTTTACCGACACCGACACCCGCCGCTTTGACCGCACCGGCGGCACGCTGCTGGCCACCAACAGGGCGTTTGCCGAGCGCGCCCTGGCCCAGTTTGACGCCGAGCACGGCCAGCGCCTGGACGCCGAGCACAAAGCGCTGGCGTCTGGCACGGGCAGCATCAGCGATGTGGCGGTGCCCACCATTGCCGAGCGCACGGTGCTGCGTGAGGCGCTGTACAACCTGAACAGCCTGAACTTCATGAACGTGGGCACGGCGCCGTTTGCCAACGTGATCACCATCCCCTACAGCTACCGCGACACCGCTGCGGCCGGGGTGAGCGCGCTGCGCCGCTATGAGGCGCAGGGCATTCGCCGCGCTGGTGTGATCCAGACCACGGAAGAGGCCCGCCCGATTCCGCAAAAGCTGGCGTTTTTGATCAGCTCTGAGCTGCAGTTGCTGATGGGCGCGAGCGTGATTGACTTTGACCCGATCAGCGAGAACATTCGCAACATCATCCGCATCGTGGGTGAGGACACCGAAGCCATCAACATGAACGAACTGGTGAACGCGGCTGATGAATATGCCGTGACGACCATTACCGACACGCTGACGGCGCAGGTGGACGGCACCAACACGGTGTTTGTGACGACCAAATTCCCGGTGGTGAAACCCCGCAAGGTGTATGACCTGAAGGGTGTGCAGGTGGGCAGCACGGTAAACCCGATTGTGGTGACTCTGAACGCGGTGGTGCGCAATGAGTACCTGGCCAATGCCGACGGCTCGGCGCTGGCCGCAGGCACCTACTACATCATGGACTACAACCTGGGCGAGTTGCGCTTTGTGACCGAGGCGGGTGTGGCGGTGGTGCCCACTGCGGCCTGGGTGCTGACGGTGGCTTACAGCTACAGCACCAACCGCGCCACGTTTGACACCGATGCGGTGGTGAGCGAGAGCATTGGCGACCGTTACGACCGCCTGTTGGTGGCCATTGGCAACCGCAAGGTGGTGGTGGGGACCGACCGCTTTTACAACCCCAACATGGTGCTGATGAGCAACGCCATTGACAACGCGCTGAGCCAGGCCACCAGCTTTACCGCCAATGGCGCGCGCAATGGCAACGGCCTGAACGCCGACGGCAGCGTGGGCATTACCAAGGGCATGGGCACCTTTAACCCGCGTGCGCCGGGCTTGCAGCTGGCCGACAC